GTTAGCCATTCTTTGAACTTGCTGGATTCTATTTGATCCTACAGTTATTTCTGATCTATTGTGGTCAGATATTTTTAGCCAAGTTAAAATGGTGCCTGGGACGGTGGCAAGAACATCCTTGCCTTCTATTTGTAACCCTACACCTTTAGGTAATTTTGTATAACCCATTATGCTCTAACCTCCAATCCGCTTCCTAATGATCTGCTTTCTCCCATAGACTTAACTGATATCTTGCTCATTGTCTTTATAGAGTCAACTGTTTTTCTTGTAACCATATCAGATAGTGCATTTATATCACCATCAAATCCATTGATATTATTTGTAATGTTATATACGCCTCCACCCATTGTAGCATTATTAGCATTAGGATTAAAGGGGTTCATATTAGCAGGAACTACTGCTTCATTCTTATGAAGCATTGCAAGCATATCTGCGGGAACCATATTGATTCCGTTTTCAAATTTAGGGATCTTAACCATTCCGCCATTAGCTAATCCAATATCTGAAAAACGAGAAACTAGCTTTTCAGGATCAAGCATTGCTAAAACATTATGGAAAACTTGATCTGGATTTACCTGGAACCCTCCGCTATGAAGAATTGAATCAAGCCTTGATTTAAGCAAAGCCTCTATTGTTTCAGTTCCTGTACTAAAGGATGTTGCTCTTGATCTGGCACCAGAAATATTTCTTGCAATAGAGCCTCCCTCTTGAAGAAGGAAATCAAATGCTTCTTTTGTTTTTCCAGCTTTTAATAATGTTTTTACATATGATCTTAAGAATTTAGGATTTGATATAGATAATGAAGACGTTCCATGTCTAATATCTAAAGGATTGGCAGACTGTGCTTTCAAAACTAATTCAAATATACTAGCCATTGGGCCATTTTTCTCAACATATCCTCTTGCAACACTTTTGCTTGATGTAGCAAAAAGATCCAGTCCAAACCAGTTGTCAATCGGATTAATTGCTTTACCTCTAAAGATTTTACCACCCTCGCCAACAGGTCCAGAGGTTACAACTCTATTCATTATATTCTTTAAGTCTCCGCCATGCAAAACTGTTGTAGCTAAAGCTTCTTTTATAGAAGACAATGGTAGACCAATTTCAAATAGGTCATTCTTGCCCTTAAGTCCTGCAATATAATCTGTAAGGCTTCTACCAAAAAATCTGTTAGACATAAGTCTTGGAACAATACTTCCGCCTCTAGATTCAGATGGATTTGTTAAGAATTTTGTAAAACCATCTTTTAAAGATTTTATTTTTGCTCCAAGTACACTTCCATAGTGATGTGGGGTTCTTGCCTCTACTTGTGGAAAGAACATATAGTCTGCTCTATTTAAAGCAGCGTAAGTTTCAAATAAAGGATGGCCCTCTTCTATCATATCGTCTGGTCTAGGGTAATTGTGGTTTGATCCCTTTCTTAGATACGTGCCATTATGTGGCACCAGCTCATATCCAGCATCTTCTAAAATCTTAATTAGTGGTGCTTTATATGCTTCTTTAGCTGCTACAATTTTTGGATCTATTGCATATCCATTAGTAGGTGTACCACGATGTTTTCCTATTTTAAATCCAGATGCAAAATTTTGGCCAGGGTGAGCATTTGGAAGACGTAACTCTCTTATTCTAGCTGGTACACTTGAAAGGAATTTAGAAGTTCCTAGTGTTCCACTCTTTATTCCACTACCGATGCTTTGTGCCATTTTAACGGCACTACCACCGAATCTGCTTGCGCCTCTTGCAATTCCAGCTACACCAGTTTTAATTGCTCCAGTTCCAGCAAATGCTGAAATGACGTTTGTATAGTCATTCCATTTAGCATCTCCAGCATAAATATTAGTTGCACTCTGTTGTAGAGGCTCAAACAAAAATGATGTAATTGGTGCTGCAGGACCGATATATTTCTGATATGGCTTCATAAATGCAGCAAACTGACGAACATTTTTAGACCATTGTGATTGCTTGTTTGCATCTGGGGCTTCTGATGGAGTAAATGGCTTCATCAAAGACATAAGTCCAGCTTTTGTTCTTTCTCTATCTTGAGGTTTTGATTCCTCTCCATACATACCGCTTGCTGGGGAAAACATGGTTGCAGTTGAACTAGCGCTTAGTGGAAGATCAAGCATATTAAAATTGTTTGTACTTGGAGCATTTCTTCCATGTCTATGACCAACTGCTCCGCCCTTGTGATAACCTGGGTATGGCCAGTATCTTCCATGTTTTATATTTGTTGGGTTGCTCATAAGTCCATAAACTTGGGATGGAAGATCATAAGGCTGTGGTGTTTGCGATGCAAGCATTGGGCCAGTCATAAGTTGTGGGAACTCCAAAGACCCTTGTGCTCCAGCAGTGGAAGCTCCCTGTCCAAGTGGTTTGGTTAGTTGGCTGAGAGGAACATCCATTGAAAACATTGGCAATTCTTTACCAACAGGAACTCTGTCCTTAAATCTTGCATACTCTGCTGCTACATATGGGTTTGTTGAAAAATATGTTGGTGTCGCATCTGATCCAGTTCTCCAGGAAGCACCTTGAGATTCTCCATATCCACCTTTAAATAGCTTAACAATATCATCTTTACCGACACCATAAAATTCTTTTGCATAAAGTTCATTAAATGTTTTTACGTCTGTTAAGTTAGCTTTAGGATACTTTGCTCTCAAAAATGCTTCTCTTTGAGACTGTACAAGTTCCCAGATAAGATCAGTGCTTGTGCTAATCCTTTCTGGATTCCCAGATTTAATAGCATCTTGCCCAGCCTTTGCTCTGGCTGGAACAAAAGAAAATCCTTCATCTGGAATAGAAAGAGTAGATGCATCTCCTAATTTAATTGCAGAGATTGCTTGTGCATCAATATCTGCCATTGCAAATGCTTTTTCTTCTGGTGTAAGTCTTGCCATAGCTGCTGCTGAAGGGCCAGTAGGTTTAGGAGCCATAGTCAGTTTAGGTTTAGGCAAACCAACTGATCCACTGTTACCTTTTATTTTAGGGAAAATTTTAGAAATTTTACCAACTATGCCCGAAATTATTTTTGCAAGACCACCAAACCTGTAGCCTGGAATCATTCCACCTTCATTTAAATATCCTGAATTTATTGGTGCTGGTGATCCTAATCCTACTGCGCCACCGCCTGCAAGTTTCTGTGCATTTAGAGCATCAAATGTTTCTACACCATATTTTGAAACTGAGTCTGCTTTAATTACATACTCTCCATTTGAAAGCATGGCTGGAATGGAATCAGATGTCCCTGTTCCTGGACCAGATACTTTTCCTCCTGGCTCAAAGTGCTTTACCTTACCGCCCTTATTATATGAAACCATTGTTCCATCTGTGTAGTTAGCATTTGCCCAAAGTCCAACAGTATTACCAGACTTATCTAGCACAAATCCATTTGGCATAAATCTATATCCAGTAGACTGCACAACATGCTCTTGATAAAGGGGCTGCCCCATAGTGTCATAAATTCTCTTGCCACCACGGTTGGCTGCAATTGGGTGCTTAAATGATTTATACGAAGCCTTTGTATCTTCTGCTGGTTTTGCTATTCCGTATGCGTCAGCAGTAGTGTATGTGTTACCTTTAGAATCTGTATATCTATTAGGGTCGCCTTCTTTTGGAACTAGCTTTATTGGAGATCCTGAAGAGTTAGCAAACTTTCTAGCAGAACCAACTTCTGGTAAGCCTAGTAGCTTTTTGACATACATTCCAAATGAGTCTACGTGTGTTCCAAAACCATCAAAATATTTTTTTGCATATTCTACAGCTGAGTTATTTGCTCCACCAGGATCATTAGTTATCTTTTTTAAATATGTGAGCCAGTCAGCTGTGCCAGGCTGCTGGAAACTTAAGCCCTTTGGACCAGTAACTGTTTTTGCTGCTGTCATCGGAACACCAGTTGTAATTGTTTTTGCTGCAGCTGCACCTTCTGAATTTATTGCAGCTAACGCTGCTACGTCTGATTGTAGTGCTTTTGCCAAGGTTCCTAGAACACCCTCATCTGTTGTCATTCCAGCTTTTGATATAGTAGTTGCAATACTTTGCTGTAGCGCCTGTATCGATGCATATTCTTTTTGCTTAATGTTAGCAATTTCCTGTAGCTTGTTTGCTTTCTCTTGAAGCTTAATAAGTCTCTCTTGAACTGCAGCTTTTGCCTGTTCAAGCTTTTTAACTTCTGCATCTCTTTTGTCTTGGATTGCATCTATTGATAATGTTTTTTGTCTTTCGTTTGTTAGACTTTGTATATTAAGCTGTGACTGTGCTGCACGTGACATATCTCCAGCTAACAATGCTTGCTGGTAATTTAGTTGCTCTTTTTGTACCTCTGTTAAATAATCTTGCTTTTCTGCTTGATCTTCAATAGCACGTATTCTTGCATCTGCTTCTTCGTTGATCTTTTCTATCTTCTTGTCTAGAGCCTTTATCTCTGCATCTGCATTCTTTTGAGCATTCTTTGTTGCATCGTCTGAGGCCTTCTTTGCTTTATCGTATGCAAGTTTTGCTGCTGTTCCATAATCTGCAATTGCATCAAGTGGGTTATTTAATAAGTTAGCATTTGTAGTCATTTCAGATGCAGCTTGTGAAATTGCTGTCACTACCTGTAGCAAATCTTGTGCTTCTTGTCCGCTTAACCCTGATAGATTAGCAGTTACTCCATTTGTATAAAGCTGTATTTTTGCCCATGCATCAACCATGCTATCATTTGAATTAAGTATATCTTTGTATAAAGGGTTTTCTTTTACAAGAAGATTTAATATGTCATCGCCAATATCTTTTTGATTATTCTTATTTGCATTCATTTGCTCTATTGTGTCATTTAGAGCCTCTGTCTGTGTCTTTGCTTTTCCAGTCTCATCTTTTATTCCAACTAGGCTTTGGTAGTATAGCTGTATTGCATCTAGCCCGCCGCTAAATGAGGCTGCTATTTCTTTTTTGTCTACATCTGCGCCTTCAATTGATTTAACAAATGTCTCTATTGCTACTCTTGCTGCGGATGCTCTGTCTACTACTCTTAAAAATTCTGATGAGGATACAGCTGCAGTTGCCTGGGCAGCTTTATTTGAAACAGATATAATGCTGTAAATTTCTTTTGCAGCTTCTTGTGCTGATTTTCCTGCTGCAACTAGCTGAACCTTGAGTGCTGTTGCTGCTTTTGTAACATCATTTTCATCAAGGTTATTAAACATCTGTACGATGTCACCTTGTGTTTCTTTAGCTTTCTTTTGTAGAGCATTAAGTTCTTTTACAGACATATTGATTCCGCCGCCTATAGCGGTAGATCCAGCAGCCTTAATCTTTGCTAACTCTCCCTGTGCCTTTGCAGCTTCTGTTGCTTTTTTAATTTTGTCTGTTAGGCTTGTGTATGTTATGCCAAGTTGTTTTGCTTGTATTTCATTTACATCTAATGCTTCTTGAGAAGCAAGTCTTGCTTTTCTTGCATTCTCCCATGCTCCATAAGAGACTGTTGCAAGTGTTGTTAATGCAAATATTGCAACCTTGCCCCAACCAGGAATTGCTTTGCCAGCAGCATTAAGCTTTGCTAAACTTTGACCAAACCTACCAACGTTTCTTTCTGCTGCAACAGCTGCCGTTGCTTCTCCTGTAGCACCAGTTGCAGCCTTAGCAGCCTTTGCAGTTTTTATACCCTTGTAAATTGATCCAGCAGTCATTACCGCAAAGATTCCATTTAGAATAAGATTTGATTTTTCGCTAGCGATTCCTAACTTCTCTAAAGCTTTTGGCAATAACATAAATGCAGCTAGTGGTAAAGCTTGCTGTGCAACAATACCTGCAACTGGACCTAGTGCTCCATAATTATACTTTCCACTTTTAATCATTCCGCCTAATGCATGGTTAGGAACAATACCTCCACTGTTCATAGGAACAAATAGCTCTGGTCCCTTTTCTCCAACTATGTAAGGTGTTCCACCAGATACAGGTCCACCCTTTTCTCTACCCTCTAAGCCAAATATTAATTTCTTTAACTCTTCTGTTAACGGAGTATCTTTTCTTGATTCCCAGTTTGTGTATCTTCTTTTAAGGATATCTCTGTCTATTGCAGATAATACTTTTCTTCCTTCTGGTGCGGAAATTGTAGATGATGCGGCTGATCTAATAACTGAGTCCATAATATCTGGCTCTAGTGCTTTCAGTAATTGTCCTTGTGCATTTTTAGAATAGCCATAAGGCATTTCTTTTGCAAGTGCTTCTGCAAACTTGTCATAAAGAATTCTTTGTGTTCTCTTTGTTAATCCGCTAGAAGCAAATAGCTTTTCTGCCATTCCTATTTCTAGTGATGTTACTCCCCACCCGCCAGTTGTATTCTTGCCAAACCCTGCGCCAATTCTACGCATAGCAAGAGATTTAATAACATTGATTAATCCACCGCCATTAAATCCATTAGCATCAGATTTAAATGCCATATCGCTTAAGCTTGCTGCGTGGCCCTTTTGTCTTGCTCTTAATGCTGCAGCTTCTTCTAATTTAGCAAGTGCTGCTGGTGTTAATGATTTTGGAGCTGTTGGCTTGACTGCTGAATGTATGCCATGGAACTCTTTCCAGTTTACATGTCTTGCATCTTCAAGTCTTTGTATCATTGCAGCATAAACTTCTTCTTCTCTTGGAGTTAGACCTTTAAAGCCAGCAATTGTTTCTTTTAGTCTAGGAAGAACTTCATCAATTTCATTAAGCATTGATTGCTGATATTGCTGAGGGGTCATTCCTCTTGGAATGTCTACTGTTGATTCTGCAAAGAATCTCTTTGCTCCGCCCTTTACGCCAAGTAAATTAATTCTTGCTTGTTCTGCAACTGATGGCATATCGTCTGCATATGATCTCAAACCAGAAGCTGTTTTAAATACACCCATGGTTCCGCCGTCTGCAACAAAACTTCCTCCAATGTTGCCAGGTGATAAGTCTTTATCTCCTCTTAATGCTGATGCAAGTAACTGCTGGAAGTACTCCTGCTCTGACATTTCTTTTGGTAAGCTTGCAAATCTTGGATCATAAGGTGATTCAAGAACAAGAAGCTTTCTTTTCCCTGCTGGATCTGTCGGGTCTATCATTACCCTTATTTCCTGCTGAGGTGGTGTTAGTCTATGTGCGCCTTGGTGTATTGCATTATATCTTTGCTCAGCAAGTGCGGCAGTTTCATCAAGGACTGGCTTAACAAATACTCTTGTTCCGTCTGGCTTTGTGTACACTCCGCCCACGCCTTCGACTGGGAAGCTGTGACCTTTTGTATCTTCTTCTTTCTTTCCAAAGTTAGTTGGTTCTTCTTTTGCAAAACGACTCTTGTTTACTGCTTCTGTCGTCTGCTCCATAACCTCTCTACGTTTTCTTTGCTCTTGAACCTGCTTAATTGATTTAGGCATTCCAAGAAACAGTCTGCCGTAGTTTCTTTTCTTCTTTAAAATAGGTCCGCCCATTGCAAATTCTTCAAATTCATCAAGCTGCATATGAGCAAAAGCTCCACGCTCACCATTAACTGTCATTCCTTTAGGATTGTATGATTCATAAGAACCCATGAAGTCTGTTCCGAATTCATCATTCTTTGCAATTAATTCATCTACGTTTGTTGTGCCATAAGGATTTATTCCTGTGGCAGCTTTAAATCCAGATTTAGTATCTCCTGGTTTACGGAATGCTCTTCTTTGTCCAGGTATACCTAAAGACCTAATATATTTCTTTCTTAACCCTAATCTTTCTGCTATCTCTAAATATACATCGTGTTGTGCTTTTGCAAATAATTTTTCTCCAATTAATGTATCCCCATGTGCTTGGAAGTTTCCTACAATTTTGTCTCTTGCTTCTAAAACTAATGAGTCTGCCATCTCGTCATCTATTTTATTTACCTTTAAGAATCTTCTTAGTGCTGGTAGTGCTTCTGCAGGAGGGAGTGACATGATGTCATCTATTATTTCTTGTGGCTTTGCTGTACTGGTATTTATCTTTGAGTTTGTTGTTTTTCTAGTATTGAGTCCCCAGTTACCAACAAAGAAATATCCAAATGGATTTTTAAGTGTGCGTTTTGCTGGTGCTGCTTTTCCTAGTGCTTCGTCAACAAATTTTTGAGCATTAGATCCAGAAGTTGCAACTCTCTTACCCATCTTCATTATTGGAGACAAAAGATCTTCTGCTGCATCTATAACAGTTTTTGGTAGATTGATTCTTCCATAATTGTGCTTACCAGAAACAATTGGTCCGCCTAAAATTCCGCCTGCATTTCTAAATTGAATTCTTTGTCCGTTATTTGCTGCCTCTAGTATAGGCAACATCTCTTGTGTTTGTTCTGGTGTAAATACTGTCTCATATGGAGTCAGCATTGCATCAATCATTCCGCCACGGTTATATGGCTTACTCTTTTTTGCATATTCCACTAGCTGTGGATTATTTCTTGTTGCATCTTGATTTAATACAAAACCACCAACTGGTATTTTTGCCATTGTATTGTCATAGTTTACACTCTTGTCACCAGGTACAACTGGGCCATCTTCTAATGTGTATACATATCCACCATCATTAAAGCCTCTAAGTGGACCTCTCTTTGGAAGAATAATTCTTGGCTTAGTTGTTTCTATGCTGTATCCGCCTCCAGAAGTTCTAACACCTAATCCTTCTGCCACCTTATCGACAAGAGCTGCTGTCTCTGGCTTATGGAACATTTCTTTCATGTTAGACTTGCCAGTTACTGGATCAACCACTGGCTGGCTAGTAAATGGTACTGTGGTTAGATTTATTCCTCTTCCCATACCAGCGGCAACCTGTGCAGCTGTCTCTGCCATCATAACTTCAATAGTTGCATTTAATGAAATAATTTTTGCTCTTGCTTGATCTACAGTAATTACACCTTGCTGTAGCTGTCTTACAATCATGGCTCCTTCATCTGCAGCCAATTGTGTGAGCTGCTGCATCTGTGGAAGCATTGCTTGGTATACTGAAGATAACTCATGTGTAACTGTGCCAGTTGCTGCTACTTCGGTCTTTAATAATGAAAGCTCTGCTTGTGACTGTGTAGCAATTGCTGCTGTCATAGCATGCCATTTAGCAGCTTCTGCAGCTACGATTCCCGTAGAAACTCCACTTATAGATGTTACGCCAGGAACTCTTGGAAGATCCTGATCCATATACATCTGTGGATTGTTGCTTACTCTAACATTTACTGGACCTGGGTTTGGAACAACGCCAAATATGGTTCCTGGCTGCTGTATAGCTGCAGGTATGGTGTGTGCAAATTGTCTGCTATAAGGAGCACCTATAAACTTGCTATCTTTATCTGCCATTCTTTCTGCATTTGCTGCAACGCCTGTTGGAGACAATACTGTTGCTCCACCCATTGTACTTATACTTGAGCTTGTTGCAACTGCTGAATTTAATGCGCTTGCTTTCAATCTATCAAATGACGCTGCAAGATTATTAACTGCTGTCTCTAATGCTATTGCAGCTTGTGCATCACTAAAGAATGATTTTTCTACAACCTTACCAGCTTCTGCTGCTGCCATCATTTCAGGTGTTAATAATTTAAATCCTGAGCCACCCTTAAATAATTGCTTTAGATGGAATACTCCCTTGATAATATATCCAAGGAAGTTTCCAAGCACACCAGTAAGCATGATAAGTGGTCCTGCAAATGCTGTTAGTCCACCAAGGAATGTCAGTAATGACTTGATTGGTCCTGGTAGGTTTTCTACAAACTTAATTATTCCGCTGATTGTTTTTAATACAAATGTGCTTATCTTTAAGAACTGATCACCGACGCCTGCAAGTTCTGCCTTAATTGTTTCAAGTGCTCTTTTGTATTGTCCAGATGCAGACTCTGTCATAGCCTTTAATTCTCGGTCTGCTATACTTGCTAGCTCTTCTGTGCTTGCTTTCATCAAATCTAATACTTGTAAAGTTTGTGAGCCCTCTTTTCCAAGGTTATTAAATAAAGCTCCCATACGAGCAAACTGGAATTTTCCAAAAAGTTGCTCAATTGCCTGAGCTTTTTGTAACGGATCTAGCTTATCTAATGATGCTTGTAGTGCTAATATTGTTGCAGTTACATCTCCAGCATTACTCTTTACAATTGATCCAAGATCAATTCCAAATCCCATAAACATTTCTTTTGCAACTTTAGTTGGGTTAATAAGTGATGCAAGAGATGACTTAATGGCATTAGCACCTTCTGATGCATTTACTCCGCCTTCTTTCATTGCAGTTAAATAAAGAGCAAGATCTTGAACGTTTCCACCAAGAGATTCAATTACTGGTCCTGCTTTTGGAATTGCTTCAACTAAATCCGCAAGAGATGTTGAGGTCTGGTTTTCAACTGCGTTAAGGAAGTTAATTGATTGTGCTAACTCATCATTGCTTTGTTTAAATGCATTTTGAATAGCAAGAGTTGCTTTCATTGCATCTTGTCTATCTACTTCACCAAGGATAGAAAGTCTTGTTGTTTCTTGCGTTGATACAAGCAGGTCATTTCCTTGCTTGCCAGTTGCTGCAATATCCGCTGCTAATGCGATTGTTTCTTTATATGATGCACCATAGATAGACGCTAATTCTTTTGCTGTCTCCTCGACATCTTTTCTAACTTGCTTTAGTTCTGCAGAAGATGTTTCTGCTAAACCACCGTAAACCTTTGTAAGTCTAACTAGCTGCTGGTCTGCTTCTAGGAATGCTTTTTGTGCTGCCGCACCAAATGCCATCATTGGAACTGTTAATCCAACTGTTAACTGGCGTCCTGCCCACTGTGTATTTTTACCCCAGTTGATAAGCTGGTTGGATCCATCAAGCATCACCTTGTTAAGAATTGATGCCTCTTGTCTTAATAAAGCAGTTCTATTTTTTAAAAGATCTAGTCCATTAGCTACGTGGACATTGTATTGCATTTGCCCCTGGGCATTTCTTCCCAGGGGTTGCAATACAGCTTGTTCCATTAATACTTGCTGCTTAGCAAGATCTTTAATTAATGTACTTGTTTTTCTTGTGTGTCCTTGCCAGACTCCAAAGTACTCGCCAAGTTTCATTCGGCCAGTATCTAGCCTCTTTCCAAACTTTTGTACATCAGATTCAAGTGTTACAAAGTGTGAAGAAAATTGTCCAGTTGCTCGCATTGTTTCGGCAAATGAACGATTCATTCTGCCTACTTCATTAGATAGATTTCTATCTAATCCAATGGTTGTAGCTTGAAGTTTAACTAACTCGGCGGTTACGGCTCTTAACTGCGCTGTTAAACTTGAAAAGTTTGCCGTCGCAGTTATGTTCGTATTAATGTTTTGTTCAGCCAAGTAATCTACTCCTTTGAGTATCCTAATCCTGCTCCAATACCAAAGCCAGCTTCTGCTGCAAATGAGCCTTGTAATGAGACAACATCATCTCCTGATGCTTCTATTCCAAGTGCCCTTCTTTGTATATCTTCAAAGGTAGGACCTTTGTTTTCTTCTTCTTCACTGTCTAACTCAATGCCTTGAATTGCTGCTAAGAACTTTCTTTTCTCTGACTCACTTTTCTGCATTGACTTAAATGTTTGAACAAGTTCTGGCATTGAGAGGCTTTCTTCTAGTTCTTCGTAATTTTTCCAATTACCTAAAAGAAAAACTTCTCCTAATAAAGCGGCTAAATCTAGTTCTGCCCAGCCAGAACCGCTGCCGCTAGAAGGTTTGGGTCGTCCATCTTAATTCCACCACATACTTCTAGAATGCGGTTAATTGTTGGAACATCTAGAACATCTTCAAAAGCATCTACATCTTTTACCAAGTCTGGTAACTGCTTTTCTAGTGCTACTGCACATGCTTCAATAAGGATTGTTAATGTTTCGTCTTCTGTAGTTACGTCTGCTGTCTTCTGGATAACAACCATAAACTTTCTAAGCTCTTTAATTGTTAAAGGCTTTAGCTTTACGGTTACGCCATTTTGTAGAGTAATTTCTTCTACGCTATATACTGTTGTTGCCAATTTGAATCCTCCTAGGATCTAGTCTTAATTATTGTATCATATAGATTTTATCAGCACAAATAGTAAATCCCCCCATTTCTGGAGGGATTTACTATAATTAAATTAATTATTACGTCCAAGAACGGTCAATGATCTTACCGTATTCCTGACCAGCATATGCTGCTTCTCCTGATGGGAGAAGACGGAATGTCACTGGGAACGTTGTTGCAGCATTACGTGCAAGTGAGAACTGTGACTGTTGTACTGAAAGCACACGACGTGCATAGTATACACGCTCTGTTTTTGATGAAGCCTGTGTAGTTGGTGCTTGACCAACTGCAATTAGCTGACGCTCAGTTGGCTGTACGCCAAGAGCTCCTGCCTCAAGACCAATGTTAGCGGTTTCTCCAGAACGAAGAGACTTATCCTTGGTTGATGCTCCTTGGCCAAATACTACTAGAGTATTCTGAAGTGTTCCTTCTGCCATTTCTGTTGCAATCATAACTTCCATTGACTCCTTGAATAGCTTTGCTGTATCAAGAAGCTGATCTACTGTTACTGAACCGTATGATGGGTTGTAAGTAATTTGAAGACCATTGTTTGTGTAACCTACGTTACGGTACTTATCTGTTGTTGATGTGATATCAATAGCATTAAGTGTATCTGTGTAAGACTTTGTTGTTTCATATGCGCCTGCAGCTACGCTGCCTGGTTCTGCATTTTCTACCATTCCTGATGTTGAATCAAGATTTGAAATAAATAGTGGTGATGCACCAACTAGAATATTTCTAGCATTTCCTGTGGACTGTGCCATGTTTACTACCTCCTGTTAAATAAATATATATATTGATTTATAAAAATCAAAAGTGCTGGCTAGGCTCTTTTCCTCTAGGACAATTCTAGAGTATAATGCCCCCAAATGCAACCTAAATAAATCTTCCGTCTGGGCCCGTGACCCTTGAATATTTTACCTCTATTATGACATCTGCTGAAAAGAAACCCTGTATCTCTTCTGATGGGGCTGTGGCTGAGGCTTCCAGGATCATGGTATTATGAAATATTAAATTGTTCTCTGATTTGAACTCATTTACATCTTTAGCAGAATCGTCCATTCTTCTAAATACGTCTAGCATTAGGTTCCTGACCTCATTTATATCTGCCACGTCAATTGCATATATTGTAAATATAATCTTTTCGCAAGACAATAGCCATATGTCTTCATAGGTTAAGCCTATCTTATCGTAGACTATATGCTTCTTCCCGCTTAAAAATTGATTAAGCTCTGGCTGCTGCTGTACTGGGATAATAGGTATTATTTCTTGGCCAAGGTTATCGCTGTAATAATCATTGGCATCAAATACGCCAGATTCAGTTAGCTCTTTCCATAGGTATTTTCTTATTTCGTATATTGAGTCTACTTTATATTTTGTCATAGTACCCCTCCAAATGATTGTGTTAATGCCATATCTGCCTGCCGCCTTACATTGTTTGGGGAGAAAGAATATTGAACTTTTTTAATATTAAGTGGTACTGCCAAGGCTCTTGTAATCTTAGATCCAAAGATTTGCTGAAAGCCAGAATTCTTAATTGATTCATTAACAAGTTGTCCACTAAAGAATATACTATAGGCAAGTTTGAACTGGTTTGTAGAAGCCCTTCCTCCAGGGCTCTTGACGGTCACTGAGGCTCCTTTAGGCATAAAGACTACTTCACCATCAATCTCAAAGACAAGCCTCTCAGCGGTCCTTGGACGGATTATTACGGGCATACCCTCTTCCATAACGGAAGCCTTATTTTCAAATATATATTTCTTCTTTTGTTTTACATTCTTTGATGGAACAGAAGTCTTAGATAATTTAAAATCAAAATCTATTTTAAAAGAAAGTCCTGTTGTATCAATTGTTCTTAATTTAAAAAGTCTTGCTGCTGGCTTTCCTGCTTTACCCCATTCATAAACATGGTGAAATGCTTTTGGCTTTGTTCTAGACAATGCGTCTATGTATTGCCCAAAGTCTTTATCTATTTGCTTAAATAATGTATGTTTAAACAAAGCTTTAAATGCCTCATTTGCTTCTAGCTCCGCCATTACGTTTGCTTGGTAATATAAGAATGCAGATATCTGTGCGACATTGCTATCTCTAATTGCTCCTTTTGTTGGGGTGCCAACCATAAGTCTTTCTAAACCGCTGGCTGCTTGTAATAGCGCTACATTATTAGATGCCAATTTGCTGATTCTCCGACCTTGATAATGTAGTGTTATATCCAACCACATTTCCAAATGGATCAGTAATTGGAGTTGAGCCAACAACCTCAAAAACTGTTGGGGTTTCTGTTGGAAAATCTATTTCTGTCCAGATTGATTTGTTTTTTGCATCACGAATATTAGTAACCTTTTCTCTGTAGGTTATTCTTTCTGACGTTCTAACCTGGATCATTTGCTGGTTTGTGTATTTGTTTCCAAATACCTGTCTATCATTTGTGCTACTTGATGATGAGTTGCTAATGATTCCTTTTGCGTGGCAATCTAATGTTTTATAAAAATTCCAAGATTTTAGTATTGCCCCAGTGTTTGGGTCTTGTGAATCAGACTGTCTGTATAGATCCAATCTCATTACCAGTATTGAGTCTATAAGGTCTAACATTATATAACAACCATGCTGCTTATGACATATGGGTAGAGTAACTGATCTGCATAGGCATTACCAGTTCCTCTGTAAGCATCTGACGCATATTCAAACTGCCAGTCAAATGTCTTAATATTCTTTAGGTACTTATTTGTCCAGACTCTATCCTTAGAGAAGTAGTCTCCTATTAGTTGGATGGCTGCCTGCTCAACATTGTCTGGTACTTCCGCCCAGCCAAATTTTCCTTGAACACGATACTTAACGTCTTTCTGGAAAGCCCCGTGATATGTGTCATTAATTGATGGCGGGATTAATCCATTTGCACTGTATGTTATGTTGTCAAGAGTATTAGTTCTATCTATTCTTAATCCAAAGCCTGTCTCAGAAATTATTGGATTGAATACCCAATTTGTTTCTTCATTTATATTGTCTATAAGCTTTATATCATTTCCATATAACTCATGCAATGCATTAATTTTAAATGGCAATGGCAAAACATCAGAACCTGATCCGTATATAGATTCAGTGCTATCGTACAAATAGAATCTTTGTCCTGTATAGCTTTCAATTACTTTACGGGCAAATTTTTCTGCCATAACTAATTCATGATAGCTTTTATACATTGGGTCAGATGGATCTGTTCCAAGACCAAGGTCCTCAATAACTTCAGCAAGAGAAGCATATGGTGTTACAACATTAACAAATGTTTCATGCTGTATGTTGGTTGAATTCATCTGATACTTCCAGACAAGCTTTAGACTCTTGTCTCTATTTGTTATTGAGTACGGAATATTAATTTGATATGATCCATAATCAACCTCAGACTTTGACGCCAAGATATTTGTAAGTATTGGTGTCGCTGGATTAATGGATGGCAAAATTCCTGGGTCTTCAGTTATGTCATATATGTCTACACGTACATCACCTTCGGCATCAACAATAGCGCCACCCCAAAAAATTTTAGTAGACGCTGGTGCGTTGCTGTTCTTATATACTTCTGCCATATATAACGTTTCGTTTAGTTATAGAAGTCTTGAACTTCCTTTGGTGTGGCTAAACGAAAACCCTCCTCTGTATCAAAGATTTTTTGAGCATCTTCTTCAGACATTGCTACGAATGGATGATCATTTGTAAATGTGTACCCATGAATATCGTATCTAAAGTTTGCTCTTGTCATACGGACCAATACTGAATCCTCTGTCTGTGCTTTTGGATCAAACTTTGGTAAAATTTCAATTTCTTCTGCTGCCTCTTCTAGTGTCTGCAATGTCTTTGCATATACTGAATAGGTAACTCCTTCTTCTGCAAGTGCAGCTATGATATCCTTTTTATTTTTAAGGCCATCTGTGTCTACCGCAAAATCTTCGGCTATTGTTTTTAATTCGGCTACTTTTAATGTGTCAAACGACATATTTATTTCTCCTTCTTGTAGGTCATTTAATTATAGCATTAGTCAATTAAAATGAAAAGCCCCCAAAATTAATTGGGGGCCTTTCTGTGGTTTAATTCTTAAATTAATTAAGAAGCAACCTTAACGTTCTTTACAACAACCCAAGCGTCTGCCTGCTCGATTTGAACGCCAACACGAGTATACATTGTGTACTCGATTGAGTCCTTACGTGGCCAGAAGAATCGGTAAACTGTAACGTCACGCTTGATACCAATAACTACGTTATTTGGGAATGTCAAGTGGATGTCACCGTGTGAACCTGATGCTCCTGAGTATGAGCCTGTCTGAACTTCTGGAAGAAGTGGAACTTCAACGATTGGAATACCAAATGCGTATGGAGCTACATATCCTGCAGGACCAGAAACTGGTGCAACCTCACCACGGATGATGCCTGAAGCAATATCTTGTGGGTTAACGTTCTGGATGTTCTGTGATGTTGAGTATAAGTAATCCTGGATCAAGTTTGAACCTGATAGGAAGCGGAGGTCTGTACGACGCTGCTTGTACTTACGTGGAAGAGCCTTAAGAGCTGAGTTGAACACTGCACGAGAAATTCCCGCACCAGCTGCATCAACAACGTGACCGTTAGCCTTTGCCTTCTTAACTACACCGTCAAATGACTTATAAAGTGCATCTGATGATAGTGCTGTATCGCCATTTAGAAGAAGATCTTCAATGTCGTTACCAGCTTGTGTTGCCATCATTCTGGCAATGTGATCTTCGAGATCAGCACCTTCAATGTTGTCTTCTAGTGACTCAGTTGAAAGCTCCCAATCTAAACGAAGCTTCTTTGTTGTTAGAGAGATCTTTGAGAATGTCACTGGTGCGTTAACGCCTGTGTTCTCTGCTTCAGTTGCAAGCTTAACAAGCTTCTCACCAACTGACATGCGGTCAATCTCTGTTGTATCAGACTTCATTCGGACCGTACGTGCAACCTTACCAATTACGGTAGCGTCGAACATATAATCTAAAAATCTTGCTGACTGCTCTGGGTTTAGAACACCACCGTTGCCATTTTCTGACGCAACGTGATCTCCTGAACCACCTGTTGCAGATGCGAAGGTACCGTTAGCGGACTGTGGTCCACCAGCGATTGTTGTACCTGCTGCTGCTGCCTTTTCTAATAATTCATTACTCATTTATTTCACCTACCTTTTTAGTTAAAGATTTCATTTACGGAACCGAGGAAAGAACCGTTCCATTTTGATTTAGATTTTGTTACTACTTCAGACCCGCCGAGGTCTGAAGACTTCTTAATTGCTGTTTCGCCTTCTACGGCATCAACACGCTTCTGAACACCGTCAATAGTGCCCTTTATTTCTGTTACTGCTGCGCTTAGTGCGCTGTGCTTCTCTGCTAACTCTGAAATTCTAACATCGACATTCTTGCTGAATGCTTCAACAGATTCTTTGATCTGTGAAACTTGTGCAGCATTTGCCTCTGTAGCCTTTGAAAGTGTGTCCGAGAAAAAGCCCTTTAGGTCGCCCAACATTTTTGCAAAATCAGGTGTATCAACCTCTGCTGTGGCTGCTTCTTCAACGGAGTCGGCAGGAGCGTCTACTACTGCAGCTTCTGCTACAGGAGCATCTTCTACAATAGCTTCTACAACAGCTTCAACAGCTGGTGCTTCTTCTAGTACGTCTACAGATTTTTCAATTACTGTCTCATTTTGTACGTCTGACACTTCATTACCTCCTTCTACGTTTGCCTGTTTTGCTATTTGTGTATCAGGCAACGCTAATCTTGTCTTCTTGAATGAAGCAAGAATCTTATCTATTTCTTTTGACTTGTTTATATCTGATGACTCAACCCAGCCAATTAGAGTAGCTGGCTTTCCAGATATTGGTGAGTCAAATGTTTTTTCTGTTGATATAAATACAGAATCACTTTCTTCGCAATAAAAAATATTTTCAGCAACTACTTCTGTTGCTATTCCCTTATAGACCATCTTGCCACCAACTTTTTCAATAGAAAAAATGTTACATAGTTCATTTGCTGGTGAATCGACTATTGATAGCTCAACAAGATCATAGTCTTTAATAAATCTTACTTGCTCTCCAGTTGCCTTGTTAATCTCATTATCTGATTCGTTAATTTTTCCGCCAATTGAAAAACCAGAAAGAGTGCCATCAAGAACTTTTTCCCAAGTATCTTGTGCACCCTTTGAAATGTATGAAGTTACATAGACTCCATTATAAAATGTTTGTGATTTTTGATCGTAGTATGTCTCTGGCTTAAATCCAATAACCTTGCCTACTGCAATTGACTGATGCATCTCTCTAAGATTTCCACGGAAATTTTCAAATGCCTTCATGCTTGCTTCTGCTGTAACAACGTCGCCTGTTTGGTCAACATTGTCTAATGTTGCAAATCCTGATACAGTTCTCTGTTCACGGTTTACTTTTGTAAAGGGTACTGAGAGATGGAGTTTTTCTCCATCACTAGACCAGTTAGACTTTTCGATAATCATATGCTTAATTTTATAGGTATATATATCAAAAGGCAAATAGCAGTTGAGTAAAGTTATTTGACTTTTGGACCGTCGCCTTTGGCATTTCTACCCTCCCCATTTTTATCTGGGGCAGTCTTGGCACGTTCTTGATCTCTAGTTTTATTGCCAGTAGATTTAGCTCTTTGGTCTGCTTCTTGCTGTGGCTTTAATTCTATGACTTCGTCTCCTCCGTCTAGTGGAATCATGCCCTTTCTAATTCTAACTTCATTAGGAGTCAAGACCTGCATACGTAGATAAATCTCATCAATTTGGCTCTGAGAAATTTCATCAGTTAGGCTTAGCTCATTAAATTTAATAACTAGAGCGTCTGTCTTTTCTTCAATAATTGCATTGATTTTCTTCTCAAGTCTCATCTGTGCTGGACGGCAAACCTGCTCTTTAAATGTCTTGTCTGCATCACGTGCCACCGCTAAATTGACTCCTGGTGGGGTACCAATTTTATTAATTGGTACACGGTGAGCCATAAGAATTTCATCTCTATTTGTTTCACGATATACATTAAATGAAGACTCTTGTGCGCCTGCTTCAATAGGCTCCATCTTAAATTCTGTTTTTGAGTCTGGTGTATCTGCTGGCAATGGGATGTAAAGTGATCTATGGTTTTTGCCTTTAAGCCCTACCTGGAAAAATTCAAGAAGCTTTCTTTCTGACTCTGGTGAAAGCTTTGCTCCCTTTACTGTAATAATATATCTTGGTACCGCTTTGTTTTCAAAGTAGTCAAGGTTATATCTTCCAGAAAATTCATTTCCAGTCAATGCCATTTGTGCTGCAATAATGTCTGGGATGCCGTAATAGTTATTCATTGGTGTGTACTTCTTTAAATGAATGATCTCGTTAGGTCTATCCTCTGCACCTGCTATTGGATTAGGAGTTTCTGTATCTCCAAAGTTTCTAAAGAATACCGCCTTGCCATATAGAAGCTGCATGAATCCATCACGCAGTCTACGTACACGCATAGTCTTTGATGGGATGTGCCCAATGTAACCAATGTTGCCAGCTGTAGTTCTTCCTATTTCAAGATAGCCATTTCCAGTTGCTTCAAGGTCTGTATAAACTTTAATTAGTGTTTCTGTAAAGGTATCTTCATCGTTAGTAGAGTCAAGCCAATCTTGTAGATCTTGCTTTAATTTGTTTATTTTTCTTCTTGCTCTTTCAAGCTGCTTATCGTCTGTAATTTCATCAATAGCATCATTGGTTTTTCTTGTCTCCATAAAATTGTAGCCAAGCCCAACAATGTTTGCAACCTTAGAATTAACTGCTGCATAGTTGTATGTTGATATTTCGTATACCTGTGATAAGTACTCTAAATTATATTGTGGCTGAATCAAGTCAAACATAGCATATCCGCTAATTGCTTGAGCCATTAAATTCTGTTGTGTGGCCGCCCCGTCTTGACCAGTAAACGATTTAGAGAAATCTCTGTTTACTTTTCTTTTAAAGTTAGTTCCAAGACCTCTTACTTTTTTTAAATCATCGATGCCTATTGCAAATGGATCAAAGTGCTCTTTTTCTTTTTTAAATGAAAACCAGTCAGCAGTATTTGATATGTTAATTGTTGAAGAGTTGTCGTCGCCATCTTCAATAAATTGTGCTGTCATTGTACTTTACCATTCCTTAAGGCACCATCTTTGTAGTTACCAATGTCTAGCGGATCTGGCACTAGGCCCCACTGAAGTCTCTGTGACTGATGCTCAAATTCTTCATCGTCAATTTTTCTACGCCCCGCTAAAAACTTGGGCTGCCCTACGTCAATACCATATGAACGCACTTCTCTAGCAAGTTGGTCCATCTTTGACTTGTTGCCCTTCATTGATGTAACAGAAAGGAAGTTGCCATCATCATCACCAATCCATCTACCGTCTGGCATTTCCCATACGTATATGCCAAGTCGTGTCTCTTCTACAATTGATGATCTTTGATTTAATATGTCCATAGTACTTAATTTTACCATTACTTAATGCCAAAGTCCAGATTTTGTCAAGACTTTGTACAAAACTATGAGTTCTGGAGAACCACCCAGTCATTATCATAGTACTCTACAGAACTTTCGGTCATTCCGATGCCAGAATCATAGACTACTGCAGTTGCTCTGCCTATATACAATGAATAATTATATAAACATTCAGATACATTAAACTGCTTCTCATACAGGGTTATATTTTGATACAGAGACTTTGGGCCAGAACCATTAAACTCTATATCTCCAGATACTGGTGTTCTTAGTACGACTAGAATATGATACATATTGCCAGGCTCAAAAACCGTTGATATATTTGAATCAAATATCTTACTTACTCCATTGACATAGAATCTCAAAATGTTACTTCCTATGCTTATTTGACCTGAGCTATTCCATGAAATTCCGTCAACAATGGATCCCGCAATTCTGGAGTTTGGGGTATAAAACATTTCTATCGTATTTATTTGGCTGGAGGTGTTGATGAAGAATCCTGAACCAGCCTCTACATTTACTCCGCTTCTTGAGTCTCTAGTCAAAATAGGATATCTTCTATTACCAATTCCAATATTATTATCTCCTGGATATAGGTAGTCTTGAGAATTGTTTGAATACTCTTTATTGTCGGCATACATTTTAACTATGAGATACTCTAAAGATGGTATATATCTAGATGTATCTTCAGATGTAAATACTATTTTAATGTAAAGCTTTCTTGATTCACTAAAGTCTGTTGAGGTATATTTAGGTATCACTGAGTTGTTTTCACACGGCTCAAATGCTATTCCGTCTGTACTTGAAAATACTGTTATTCCATTGTCTCCCGCCCATTCTATTTTTGAAGAAGTTGGAGAAAGAGAGTATGGGATATATATCATGTCTACTATTTCAACAACAGAGTTTTCTGCAGTATCTGTTTTAGATATAGAAAGTGTTTTTTTAGATGTGTTGTGATCAAGACCATCTACTAATATATCTGACCAATCTTTATCTACTGGGTATCTAAAAACAAAATCTGTCATATAGTTACTGTCATTGATTTCAAAAGCTTTTCCATTTAATGGACCATAGACATCTAAAGGTCTTGTTGATACTGCATTTAAATAATGGTTTTTAATTTTAACATCTGTTAGTGCGTATCTGTATATCGCTAGGCCATTTACTAAAAAGTAGTTGCTGCTATTTTCAGTTGGCCCGCATAGCAAAGACAAATTAGAATTTGTAAATTTAAAGTTTTCAATGTCTATCGATGAAACCAATTCTCCATCTACATAAAGCATTGCGGAGTCTTTGTTGTACACTGCAGCTAGGTAGTAAGCCTTATTTTTGTATGGCAAAGTATATTCAATAGTATTTGTATTTAGCTTAAAAAGAATATTGCCTTTATGATAGAACAATCCTACGCTATTTAATGAATCTCCAATTAATGGTATTGGGTCAGACTCTAAAGCATTGATTGAAGGGTATATAAAAATTTCAAAAGAAAATGTATTATCAGAGAATGTATCTTTTGCAAATCCGCCTTTAACAATTTCTCCGTTGTATCCTCTTGCATTATTTATATTAATAGATGCAACGCTATCTATTTTTATTGCATATGGGTCACCGTATACTAAAGGTATAATATCTGACTTTACTTCTCCTGAATAGAATCCGTTATTTTGGCAACCAGAAATATCGACAACTGCATTTCCAGAGTCTAATGAGTAGTTCGCAAATGCAGCTTTAAATTCCTCATATGTATTATAATCATTCAATACATCTTGGTAAGACGGAATGCTAAATGCTTCTGTTATTGCACCGCTATAATATACTATTGGGTTGTCTGCTAAGACAGAGTATTTATATGACATAATTACCCCTGTTCTAGTTGTGCAACTCTTGTAGATAATTCCTGTACGGCTTTAATAAGTGGAGCAATAAACTGCTCATACCTTAATGCTTGACTTTGATCTTCTTTCAGAATCCATCCGCCAAAATCTTCTGCCCCAGATCCATCTACTGCTGCTTTAACTTCTTGAGCTATCAATCCATAATGAACTCTTTCGCCAGCAACTGGTGTTTCAATCTGATTGCCTTCTGGGTCAAATGTAGTTACGGTATCGCCAACTATGTATTTATATTTTACTGGGTTTAGAGAATTAATAAAATTTAATCCTAAATCAGAAGACTCTATCTCTGTTTTTAAATTTAAGTCTGAGGGTGTAATTAAAGATGCAGCATATACTGAGCCTTGGAAGAATCCCCTCTTCCAATTCTTTGCAACTGGTATTCCAGAAAATACATCAATCTCTTGACCTAAATCAAAAAAGTTATTTGATGATGGGTACCAATTTGAATTAACTCCATATGCAGAAGATGTTGCTAAGTTTAAACTTATTCTATTGTCTAGTGGATCAATGTTTGCATTTTGTCCTGGTGGGCCCTGGGGTCCAGTAGCACCAGTTGCTCCGTCTGCGCCTCTTGGAATTGTAAAATTAAGCTTTACATCAGATGATGTTCCAGAGTTTGTAACATTTGCATTTGTTCCAGCAGCACCTGTCGCTGTTGATTCTACAGCTACTGTTGCAGCTGCGTCACCTTTGTCACCTTTTGGACCTGCGGGCCCCTGCACACCCTGCTCACCCTGCGGTCCAGTTGCGCCAGTCAATCCCTGGGGACCTTGCGGTCCTTGCGCTCCTGTGGCTCCTGTGGGGCCTGCGGGCCCTACAGGGCCTGGGTGTGCGTCTAAGTACTGGTCAATGTCCAAAGCAAGCTGAGAGATATCCCTAGGTACGTCAGGGGTATCTGTGTAGTCTGGGTAACTAAAGTCTTTTGCGTTTGGTACAGTAGCCATTTTTTAATTATACCACCTAAATTACCAAAGCCAAAAGCCTGGGCACATATACTTTGTGCCAGATATTAACTTTTTAGATTGGTGCAGATATGGTTCTGAAGATGGGAATATAACTATACTTCCAGCTTGAGGCTTTATAGTAACGTTTTGATTTGGAAAGGCTAACTCTCCGCCTTCATAATCATCGTTTAAATATGAAACAATAGAGTATCTTAATCTTGCATCTCCGTCATTTTGATCAGCATGTGGACCCATTTCTGTTCCAACATTATACTTTTTAATAGCAGAGTCGGTATCAATTTTTACATCGCCCTCTACATTATTATATTGCTTATATAATGAAGCGCA